GGGCGGTGAGGACGCTAGCGACGATCCTGAACGCGATTGTCTCCATAGTTGGCAACCTCCATCGGGTAGGGCACGCCCCAGCCGCCGTCCCCCTCCTGGAGGAAGAGCTGGGTGTGCGTTATCTGTCCGGTGTTGTCGTCGAAGAAGATCTGCACCATGACGCCGCGGCCACGCTCGAGCCTGGTAACTAGCCGCAGGTAGCGAGCCACCGTGATGCCTCCCACTTCGCCTTTCATCGGTACCCGCCACCCTAGCGGGAGGCTGGACGGTCAGCGGGGGATTTCTGGGAAGATGTTGGAGAAGGCCCGGCGGACGGTCGGGGCGCTCGAGGCGAGCATCGGGCTGATCTCGATGTGGTACCAGTCCGACGTCTTCTGGCCGCCACCCCAGACGGTGCCTTCCTTGTAGGGCTGCCAGGCTTGCCGGTCGCAGCGCCAGCCGCGGCCGAAGGCGCCGTCCTCGTTGTAGGCGTAGTCGATGATGAGCTCGACGCCGAGGTCGTTGGCGTGGAGCACGATCCGGTCGAGCCATTCGAGCGTCGCAGCTCTGCCGGACGGGTTGTTCGGATGGTGGGCGCGGCGACGGTATGACGCATCCCAGGCTCTGCCCGTGGCATGCACGGACATGTCCTTCTTGCCGCGCATCTCACGCACCCCGAAGGCGCCGTTGTTCCACAGGGCGTTGAACGAGGTGCGGCGTGCCTCGTTGATCCACTGCTGGAGGCCGCCCTTGATGCCGGGCGCGATGCCGTCGAAGCCGGTGTACCGCTTCGAGAACGGGACGCCGGGTCTAGCGGGTGCTGCCACGGCCGAAGGCTGGGTCGTTCGGGTTCAGCCACCGGAGCAGCGGTGGCACGACGGCGGCGAGGCCGGCGGCGAAGAGCTTGCGCGGGTCGGTCTCCCCCGCCAGGTACAGGGCGAGGACGGCGGCGGCGAAGCTGCGGGCGTAGGACCCCAGCAGGCGTCGGTCACGAATGGGCACGATGGTCCTCCACGTGGGCGTCGAGCTTGCCTTCGATCCTACCGAGCGCCTTTGCGACGACCGCATGGTCGGCGTGGTTCTCTTTTTTGGCACGGTGGATCAGTGCGACGACAACGGAGAAGCCGCCCGTGATGAGGGCGACGATGACTGCGGTGCCCACGTCACGCCGGGAAGAGAACCGCGATCTCGGCGTCCGTCAACCCGAGATCCTTGAGCTTTGCGATAACGGCCTTGCGCGCCTTCTCGGCGGCAGCCTGGGCGGCCTTCTCTTCCTTGGCCCGCTTGGCTTCCTGCTCGGAGAACGCCTCGTATGCGGCGAGTTCCTCGAGAGTCATGTCACGGTCGACGCCGTTGTCGTTGATACGCATAATCAGATCCTCAGTCCATAGACGGTGTAACGGCCGGTGGTGGTCAAACCGCCGGAGACGGACAAACCGAGTCCGGTGTAGCTGGTGGCCGTGCTGTGGTTCATGATGTTGTACCGAAAGACCGGAGTGGTATAGGCGGCGTAGTTCTCGCCGCCAATCATGGTCATAGTGGTCGGTTCCGCAAGGAATGGCCGGAAGATGAAGAGCTGCGCGTGGGACTGGAAGTTGCCGTTGGTGGAATACAACAGCGGGACCGATGTGAGGCTGGTAGCCCGAGCCGCGGTAACAACGGTTCCAGAGGCATCAATGGATTGCAGGTTGTAGTTGGTGGCGGCGTTCGACCCAGATACCCGCATCTGAAGGTTTACGTTCTGAATACCGCTGGTGATGTAGTCAAACGTCAGCCAGTAGTTGCGGAAGTCCGCGCTGAAGATGTTGTCAATGTTCAGGGTAGACACGGCGCTGAACGTGGTCGTCGTGATGACCTGCCAGTTCGCGATCTTGTTGAGCTGCGCGGCCTCCAATACGGCGCCGCCGACGAAATCCGGGGGGGTAGGCATAATCTCAGCCTAACCCGTACGCCAGATCATCTAGGGCGCTCGTATTCAGGATGAAGTCGCTGTAGACGGTGGCGGGGGAGCAGTAGATCCGCATCGTGTGGCCGGACGGGGTGATCTGGTGCTCCACGCCCTCCACGAACAGGTTCTCCACGACCGGGGCGGCGACGTTCGGGAAGCGCTTCGACACCTTGATGAGGTCGCCGATCTCGAGCACCGCAACCGTGTTCCGCTGTGCAGTCGTCAGCCGGTGGAACTGCACCTCGAGGTCCGAGAACCAGTAGTCCGGTGCCGGCCGCTGCAGGTACGACGCCAGCGCCGCCGCGTCGCTTGGGGCTGCCAGGATCGTGACCAGCACGTTGCCGGCCTGCACGCCGTAGGTCGTCACGGAGTCCGAGTCAGTCGCCTGGTATCCGTCCAGCGTGTCGCCAGGGGCTGCGTTCGAGTCGGCAATTGCCACCGTGGACACGTTCGTGATGGCGGGGCCCTCGTAGACGCCGTCCACCGGCTTGCCGAACTTCCCGAAGACGGCCTCGAGCGCGTCGTAGTCGATGCTGATGGGGACGTTGATCACTCGTAGACCACCTTGAAGCTGCGGAACGGAATGTCCCCGTCCTGCTGGTCGGAGAACTCGGCGGCGACGACCGTGCCGTCTGTCCGGCCGATCCGCGCCTGGAATGTGAAGGTGCCGTTCCGGGCGATGAAGATCCGGCCCTGCTCCGCCTGGTATACGCGGGTGAAGTAGTCCTGCACGGTGGCGCCGGTCTCGACGAGCTGTGCGCCGAGGTTCCCGTAGCCCTGTTCGAGGTCTTGCTGTCCGGGCAGCTGGAATAGGCTGATCTCAGGCCGGGCGAGGATCGCGGCGAGCCGCTGGTCGGAACGTTGGGCGGTCGGCGTATGGGAGGCGATCTGGAGGTTGTCGAACTGCTTGAGGTCGTCCGTACAGACGATGTTGATCGTACTTTCGCCGTCCAGCGTCAGTTCCTGGTCGTACGTCACGATCTGCCCGTTGTAGAGCTGCTCGCCGTTCCGTTCGATCTTGACCCGCCGGGTGGGTTGGAAGCCGAGCCGGTTCTGGTCAGGGTCCCAGTAGATCGAGTTTGAGTTGACCACTGAGAAGTCGCCGTCAACGTCGTCGATGCGGATGCTGCAGCGGCCGGCGTTGATGGGCTGCCGGTACTTCTGCCGGCCGCGGCTGATCGACACGGCCTGGACGTAGTCGGTCACGTCGAAGAACTGGGTCGTGCCGTCCAGCACGTCGGTGCCGTTCAGCGTGCTCGAGTCGAGCCGGAACGCATTGGTCTGGAAGCCGGCGTCTAGGTAGACGCGGTAGTCGCCTTGGTCGAGGATGGAGGCCATCAGGCGACCTGGATGCGGATCGGTCCCGTGGTGCGGTTGTAGTCGCGGAGCGCCTGGACGATCCTGTCGGGCAGGCTGGCGTCGGCGACGGTCGAGTTGATGTTCACGGTGATGCCGCCGCCACCCTGGTACCGGTCCAACGGGACGACGGCCTCGGGGCCGCGTTCGCCAATCATCGCCAGCGTCGGCTTGTTCACGATGCCACCCTCGGCGAGCATCGGAATGTCCGGCACCTTGAACTGCTTGCCGCCGATGACCGGCACCCACGACGGGATGGAGAACTCGATCTTGCCGATCGTCGAGTTCCACAGCTTCGCGATGCCATTGAAGATCGACTTGTAGAAGTTCATGTAGCCGGTGAACAGTCCCTTGAGCACGTCGAGGGAACGGGTGACTGCGTCGCGGATGGTCTGGAAGACGCGGTTCACGAGCTCGCGGAAGCCGTCGAACTTGAAGTATGCGGCCGTCAGGATGGCAATCAGCGCTCCGATGGCGAGGACGACGAGGCCGATCGGGTTCATGGCCATCAGGGCGTTGAAGATGCCGGTGACCACGTTCGCAGCCGTCTGCACGACCGTGTAGACCTTCATTGCGACGTTCAGGGCGATGATTGCCCCGGCAATCGCACCGACGGCGGCTGCGACCTTCAGGAATGCGTCAGGGTTCTTGTTCGCCCACTCGGCCGCCTTCTGGAAGTACGGCAGGATCGACTCGAAGGCGGGCAGCAGGGCGGCGCCGATGGACTCCTTGGTCTCGTCAAGCGCGACCTTCATCCGCTGCATCTTCCCGGCCGCCGTCTCGGCTGCGACCGCGGTCGACCCGCCGAACGTGCCGCCCAGGACGTTCATCACTTCCTCGAGGGTGGCGCCTTCCTTGATCATGGCGGCCATCTCGGGGGACAGGCTTCGGAGCGCCTTGAAGTTGCCCTGGTACGCCTTGGCAAGAGCGTCGGAGACCGAGGTCAGATCCATGCCGGTGGCGGTGCTGATGTCCATCGCCATCGCAAGGGCGTTCTGCGCTTGGCCGACGTCCTTGGTGCCGCGCACAAGAGCTGCGAGCGCCGGCCTGAGCTGGTCGTCGGTGATGCCGGTGGCGAGCGACTGGGTGGCGATCCAGTTCTCCGCGGAGGCGATGGCGGACTGGCTGGCACCTGCCACGTTCTGCAGGTCAAGTGCGAGCTGCGCCTGGGCCTTCTGGTCCTCAATGGCCGACATGGTCGCCGCACCGAGGGCGGCACCGAGGCCGGCGAGAGCTGCGGTGGCCGGAATGGCCGCTTTCTTGATGGCGAACCCGGCTTTCTGGCCGACGCCCTCGAGCTGCTGGAATTCCTTGATTGCCTTCTTGACGCCGGACCCGTCGAACTCCGAGATGATTGGGATTGCGAGGGCCATCAGATCCGTCTTTCAATAGTGCGGCTGACGTCGAGGATAAGGCGGCGCAACTGGTCGGTGACGCCTTCCCTGCCAGCTTTGAAGACGGCGCGTCCGAGCAGCCTGGTCGGCACCTCGGGAACCTGCTGCCAGAAGCGCTCCGTGGCGACGCTGTTCAGCGCCCTGCCGAGCCTGTTGTCGGTGGCGCGGCCGGCCGTCTCGAACACTGCGGCGCCTGCGTCACGTTGCTCGATGTTCAGGATGCCGATGGCGTTGCGCCGGTAGTCGAGGCGGAACCGGATGCCTTTCTGCGCCTTGCCGACGTTGAACGGGAAGATCCGGCCGCCCTGCCATTTCCGTTCCATGCCCGACAGTGGCACCCGCCGGTACTCGGCTTGCGCCGCCCGGATGGCGGGAGCTGCGATCTCGGCAGCCTGCGCCTTGAACTCCTTCACCAGTTCCCGGTCGATCGAGCCGAGGGCACGGATCGTGTCCTTCACGCCGACCATGTCGACCTGGGCGCTAACGGTCACGGGCCTGCTCCTTGAAGACCGCGTTGACGGTCACTAGGTCCTGATAGTCGAACTCTATGTTCGGGGGCCACCAGCCGGTCGCTACCAGCAGCTCTGCTAGCTGCCGTCGGAAGGTGCCCCGTCGGTAGGGTTTGGGTCGGTCTCATCCACCAGTGGCGCCGCATGCAGCTGCTGGTTCTTCTCGAGCCAGTCCATGAACTTGGCGTCTGCCGGCACCTTACCCGCCAGGCGAAGGTACGCGAACGTCCAGAACGCCCAGTCCTCAAAGCCGAGGCCGCGGCCGTCCGTCAACTTGCGCTTCAGTTCCCGTTCCCAGATGACGCACAGGTAGAGGTTCGTGGTGAACGTCTCCGTCGGGGCGTCGTCGTTCAGCCGGTACTCGATCTTGATCTGCATGGCTTCCTTCCGTGTCGGGCCAGGGTGAGCCGGCGTTAGGGGGTGGTGTCGACCGTGTATGCGCCACCGGTGAAGGTGACGTCGATCGTGCTGAGTTCGCCCATTGAGGCGTTCAGCACGGGCAGTTCAGCCAGGAACGCACCGGTGAGGACGAAGCCGGGGTTCGTTGCCGAGTCGGCGGCCGACGTGGGCTGCACGCGCACCGTCGTCTGGGTGCCGACCAGGCTGGAGAGCGTGGCGTAGGTCTCCGTGGCGGCGTAACTCATGTAGAGCGTCAGCGTGAGCTCATGGTTGCCGAGTCCCTTGACGTAGTAGCGGTCGACGTCGCCGAACGCGGTCGACTCGAGCTGGTCGTAGCGCACCGTGAGGGTGGCGGCCGTGCACTGGTCGGTCAGCGAGACGCTGTTGACGGTAACGACCGGGTTCGAGAGGTAGGTGCTGGTGGTTGCGGCCATGTGGGGGGTCTCCTGGAGTGGGACCGCCGTGTCGGGCCAGCGGGGCTATGTGGATCTTACGGTAGTGCTGCTACTCGGCTTGTGCCTGCATCTTCACGGTGATCTCGTAGGCCGGTGCCTCGACGCCGCCGATGGTCACCTGGGTGGGGCGGCCGTCGATGACCGCGACGTTCTTGGCCATGACCAGCGCCACGATGGAGAGCAGCTGGTCGAGGGCGTCCTGGTTGCCCGGACCCGATGAGATGATGGTGCAGGGGACCGACAGGTCCACGATGTTGTAGTTGAACGCCACGAACGACGGGGCGCCGATGAGGACGCAGCCCGGGGTGATGTTTCGCGGGTCTCGGACCGCGGGGACGCCGGTGATGGTGGCGAGAGTGGTCTTGAGGTCGTCGAGGGCTTCGTTGATCAGCCCGGTGCCGGCCATTAGGCGACCGCGGGCCGGTCGATGCCGAGCAGCTGCTTGACGATCGCGGGCATGGCGACGACGGCGGGGGTGCCCATCCCGTCGAAGGTGGCGTAGGTGTCGCCGGACGAGCCGCGTGCCCGGTAGAGAGCTGCGGCGTAGGCAAGCGTGCCGAGCTTGGCGTCTGCGCCCGGAACGGTGGTGGGCGAGTCGAAGTAGCCGGCTTCCTGCCTGCGGCGGTAGCAGAACTGGTTTGCGGCGGCGCGAGCCTGCCCGATGAGCACTGTGTCGTTGGCCGACGCAACCGTGATGTTGAGGTACGCGGTGACCTCGGCTTCGGACACCCAGGTGCAGACCGGCGCATAGGTGACGGTGCCAGAGGCCGGCATCCGATCTTCGTCCGTGTGATTCGTCGCGAAGAGCAGCTGGTTCGGAATGGCGACGGTCGTGTCGTACTGCAAGTCTCCGTCGTCGTCGACGCCGATGTAGAGGTACTGGGGCAGTGCGTAGACAGTCCGCGAGCCGTTGTAGCCGGCGTGGACGCCCGCCACGGTGACGGACACCCCGACCTCCAGCTCGCTCGGCTCGAGCAGCTGCAGGACGGAGTACCCGTCAACCGTGTACCGATGTGTGACCGTGTAGACGGCCATCGCTGGCCTCCTACGGGGCTAGAAGGTCGCGTTCGGGCCGAGAATGCGGATCATGTTGACGTCCAAGACGGTCGCCGCGAAGTAGCCGCGGAACGCGATCCGAACGCCGAGCTGGTCCGGGTTCTCGAGTCGGATGAGTCCCTTCTGGAGCTCGTACGCCTCGACGCCGCGGGTGTTGAGCAGCCAGTAGTACTCGCTGGCCGTCTTGGCGGTGTAGCCGCCGCCGCTGGCAGCGCCGACGACCTGGGTGCCGACCTGGTTGGACACGACGAGCTGCAGGCCGAGCGGGTTGCCGTTCCAGCCGGTGACGCCCGACAGCTGTCCGACCGAGTTCATCGGCGAGGCCTGCGGGAAGACCGGGCGGCCCTGACCGTCGACGAGCCCGCCGAGGGTCGCCCAGCGGGTCGTGCCGACGACGAGGGCGTTCGGCAGGTAGTTGCCGGTGCTGGCGATTGACGCGGCAGCCAGGAAGAGATCCTGGATGAGCTCGACCTCGTCGGTGAAGTCCGAGATGACGACTTCCTGCGTGTTCGTGACGGCGGCCGCCATCGTGTCGACGATGTGCTTCTCCGTGGCGAGGGCGTACTGCCCGGCGAGGTCGACGATTGCCTGGTTGAGCATGCTCGGACTGGACCAGTCGATTACCTGCTCGGACAGATAGAGACGCCCGCCGAAGGTCTTCTTGGTCACGACCTTGTCGTCCACCTCGAAGTCGGCGTTCGTCAGGTTCGTCAGCTCCGTGGTCTGCTCGGCGACGGCGCTGTGCACCTTGACGTACGGACGGATGAACGTCGCACCGGCCTCGGGCATCGCCCTCACGCCGAGCGCGTTCGCGATCGGGCGCAGCGCGTTGATGTCGTCGTAGACAGGGGTCACGATGGGCGTCGGGATCACCCCTGCCGCGTCACTCACGAACACGTCGCCCTGGGCGGCGCAGATCTCGGCGATGTTCGCGTTGAACTGCTGCCACTCATGGCCGCCGGCCTTGAGCTTCAGGATGTAGTCGCCGACCGAGGGCAGCTTGCGCGACTTCGGCTGGGCGAACACTGCGGGCGCCACCTGCGACGCCTCGATGACTGCGGGGGACTCGGACACTTCGATCTCCTTGGTGGTCTCTTCTGCCGCCACGATACTGACGGGCTGCTCTTCTGCTGGGATTGTCTGCGCGGAGGCGGCGACGTCGGTGATGACCGCCCCGGAGAACGCGGGCACCGGCACCATGCTCAGCTCGAGCCAGTCGGCCGCGGTGACGACCATGACGCCGTCGTCGTCGTACTTGAACTTCGTCGGGTTGACGCCGACCGACACCGAGTCGAGCACGCCGGCCTGCGCCAGCTCGAGCGCCTCGTCGCCGTCCGCAGTCTTGGCAATCTTCGCCGCAAACATCATGCCGTCCGGCGTATCGACCCTCTCGGTCACGACGCCGATGGGGCGCTCTGCCGAATGGTAGAGAAAAAGCTTCGGAGCCTTCCCGTCGGTCGGCAGTGCGCCGGCCTCGAACCGAACGAGCGTCCCGTCCGTCACCTGGGCAGCGACGCCATAGGGCACCGCCACCCCGGTAATTGTGCGCTTCGGGGTGCCGTCGTCGGCAGCTGCGTCGAGGGCGATGGAGGCGTTGAACTTCAGCATGGGTTTAGGGTAGGTCAGGCCAGTGACTCTTGCGTGTCTTCCCGACCGTTCCGCTCGACCTCGGCCGGGCTCTGCATCTCGTCGCCGATGCCCTCCAGGTAGTCGTCGATCTTGAACCGGACGCCGGTGCCGTGGGGCAGCACGTTGTCGGACGAGAGGGTGTCGGTCAGGCAGGTCATAATCGGGCGCATCCCGAACATGAGCAGATCCTCCCTCGCGGACTGGGAGTTCGTGTAGCTGTACGAGCCGGTCTCGATGCCGAGCAGGTAGACCGGCACGCCGATCGCCCGGCACAGATCCTTGGAGGTGTATTCGACGGACTCGTTGAGCATCATCTTGTCCGGGGTGGCAAACGACTCCTTGACGTCAATGAACTCGTTGACGGCCGCGGTCTGGTTGTTGATTCGCGCCCGGTCAAAGGCGGCGGCAAGGTCGGCAAGTTCCTGCCCGGAAAGCGGTTCGCCGCCAGTCTGCCGGAGCACGACCGAGGGGATGCTGGTGAGCGCGTTGCGGTAGCGGGCCTGCTCGAGCTTGAGCGCCGTCTCGATCGCCTTCGGGGTCGTGTAGATCAGGCCCTGCGTCGGTGCGAGGAACTGCACCACGTCCTTGTGGTCGAGGGGCAGGCCGTTGAACTTGATCTCCTTGGACGGGCCGTAGAAGACGGGGCCGGGCTGGTCGCGGGTCGTGACAAGCTGCGCCGGCATCCTCGTGAAGTTTTTCGGGAAGCCATCGGCGTAGCGGTCGGTCACGAAGAGGAAGCCTCGGCCGAAGAAGAGCAGGTCGTCCGCCAACCAAGAGAACAGGTGGGAGTTCGGGACGCCCTTGTCGAGGCGGGCGAGCCACGAACGCGGAGCCTGCGGCACCTCTTCCATCTCGTCGCCGTTCCACATCCAGCGGACCTCTTCGAGGTGCAGGGTGCCGATGGTCGCGCAGATCAGGTCGCGGGCGCGGGCCACGGTGGGGATGCTCATCGCTCTGGCACGGGCTTCCGACTGCGTGTAGGTCTGGAAGTCGTTGATGAACCTTGAGCCGATGTTGGAACCGGCGGCGGCGGCCTTCTGGGGCTTGCGGGTGAAGATCGGCATGATGCCCCCAGTATTCCGCAGCAGTGTGCAGATCAGTGGCACCGACCGGCGGGAGGCAGCTGTCCCGATCCCGACGAAAGGCGAGCTCCAGGGTGCGCCGGCCGGTGCCGTGACGGAGGTTACCCGCCGGCGACAACGATCATCGGCTTGCCCGACACGATCGAGCGGGACGCGAGAGCTGCCGCCCACACCATGCACCTGGCAAGTTCGATCGGACCCGGCGACCGCTGGGAGGACAGGACCAGGGACGCGGCGACCTTGACCGCCACGGCGCGTTGGACGTGCTCGGCCAGCATGGTCTCGCCGGTGTGCACCAGGCGGCCTTCGAGGATCATCTGCCGGATCGCCTGCGTCCACTTCTGCAGCTCTCCGTATCCGACGACGACCTTCCGATTGTCAAGCCAGCGCGGAAAATGCAGATCGATCGTCGGGCTGATCGCGAACTTGGTTGTGGTGCCGGTCGCCAGTTCCTGCACGCATTCGAGCAGCTGCGCCGTCGAGTCGACGTGGAACGCGACGGTGGCGACGGTCGCCCCGGACGGCAGGGGGACGCACCGAACGCCGAAGTAGGCGGAGTCGTCGATCGACGCTTCGATGGCGATGACGCCGCCGTCGGGGACGTCGCCGCCGTACTCAAGCTGCGACCACAGTCCGGGCGGCAACCAGCCGCGGTCCGAGGCGATCCACAGATTGACCGCAGCCCGGAAGAACGATGCGCGGTCGGGCGACTCGGCTTCAGCCTGGAGGGTCTCCAGCTCGAGCGTCCGGCCAAGCGCGGGGTTGGCGTACTCCCATGCGGCCGGCGTCATCGGGTCCAGATCCGGCGGCGGAGACCACTCGGCGAAGTAGAACCGGCCGGTCTCCGCCAGGTCGATCTGCCGCAAGCCCTGTTCCCGGTACCGCCGGAAGACGTGGGACGCCTCGGTGCCGGCCGTGGACCACATCATCAGCAGCGGGTTCGGACGGGCACGCATCGTTGGCACCAAGCCCTGATCCATCGCGTCGCCGCCAATGTCCCAGATCTCGTCGGCGATCACGAAGTCGCAGCTCAACCCGTGACCGACCGATCCGGTCGCCGCCTTGATCAGCCAGCGCGACCCGTCCGGCATCCGAACCTCGTTCCGGCCGTAGGCACGCATCACCTTCGCCCCGTACTGCACCTCGAGGATCTCGGACAACCGGTGGAACAACTCGACTGCGACGTCCAGGCGGTGCGCCGTCGTGAGGACGGTGACCGGTCCGCGGCGCTGCGCCTCCACGGTCAGCATCCACAGCACGGCCGCCGACAGAGCCGTGGTCTTCCCGTTCTGACGGGCCGTCGACACCAGCCCGGCACGGTGCAGAAACTTTCCATCGTCCCTCAGAGCCGTCATTCCATGCAGTGCACGCAACTGCCACGGCATCAGCTCCACGCCCAGAGCCGACTTCGCAAGTGACCCAATCTCGCCAGCCCGCGACTCGACACCATGCGGAACGATCGTCTCCAACCGCGGAACATCGTGACCCGAACCGACCGGTTCCGACCGGTTCCCTTCGGAGATACGCGAAAG